CGTGTTTCAACGGGTGCATATCGCCTGATACGGGAGCGGACATTGCGCAATATCATACGGTTGGCCATGCCAGCATTGAAACGTGGTGGTGGTTCATTTGGCGAATACATACAGCAGCGGTGGTTGAAGGCGCCTCGAGGCACCACCTCGCGTGGTGGAGAGGTCAAGCGCATTCTCAAAGCTACAGGCAACGACAGTCTGGACCTGCAGCTACGACCCAACAAGCCAGTTGTATTTGAGGTTACTCCCACGTCCGCCTTGCTGCAGGACGTGGGTAGGTTCCCATTTTGTGTTGCGCGTGGTTCAACGAAACCGGAACCTGGACTTAAAAGGCGAGCTCTACTGGCAGTGGATGACACCACTGCGCTTGTAGCCGGATATGCTTCCGCTAAGGTTGAGCTCGTCACCAAGGCGTTTGGCATGGTGCTGAGACAGGACCCAGCAGACGTAGCTGAGTGGGTTAATTTTGATAACGGACCTGAGGTGTGGCGTGTGAGCAATGACTACTCCAATTTCAACATCTTGAATTCCACCTATTCAATGCAGCTGATAGATATACTGTTTGCTGAGTATTGGCGGAGTGTCAAAGGAGAAAAGTGGTGTATGGACAAGGCGATGGCTTGTGACTGGGTGGCTGCCGCCCACTCCGCGGCGCGCATAACTACTCCCCTGGGTGATGTGGTGACTACCTGCGGCCTATGGTCAGGGCACCGCAACACAGCACGGGACAATACAATGTTGCATGTGTGCTATTTGGAAAGTATTAAGAGTGTCCAACGGGCCATGTTCCCAGGATGTCGGGTCACGAAGCAGCGCATTTGCGGTGATGATGAAACCGTCGGGTACGACGAATGGGTGTGCGCAGTGATACATGCGTTTGTCGCTGATGGCCTTGGGTATTCATCCCAGCCGTCCAAAGGTATGCTCAGTCTACGCCATGATGAGTTTCTCCAGCTGCTCCGGTATCCAGGCAATGTGCCATGCTACCCAGTGGCACACACCATCCTCACGTTTTGCTCTGGCAATTGGTATAAGGATCCAGTGCGGGACCTGACCAGTACCATCAAAGATATCAGTGACCATGTTTGGGACATGGTGCTGGGTGGAGTCCCTCACTGCATCGCTGCTGCTCTGGCCTGCCAGGTACTTGATTACTTGATGCAGGTCAAAGCTGAACCCAGTACTCCCTTGGTGGCTCTGGAGTGGTGGGCATTCCGTGGCTGCGGCGTGCCCGGTGGGCATCCGTTATGGGGCGCCACGACTGAGGAAGCTCCGCAGCTTGAAAGCGCGCTTAAGCTGGAAGGAGTACCTGCCTATGCCACTGATGATTCAATGTTGTCCGAAGGTGCGGTTTGGGGTCTGGTGCCGCCTGAAGTCAAGCAGCGAGTGCGAGAAGAGCGGAAGGTGTCCTCTTACCGCGTAGTTGCCAAGAATGCCTTGACGCAGCAATACGACACGGCTGCTCTGGCAAGTTGGCCTGCCAGAGTTGACAGAGTGTACCCCTTACCTACCACTGCAACTGTTGGCCCACTGCTGACGAGCCGATGGCGATGCATTCCAGAGCGGACACCACATCGCTCGGCTCGTGCGGTGGCTGTAGAGCTAGGTTTTCCCCCTGAGCTGCTAGACACAGAATACATGTGGAAGGCCATGGTCCACATCCCCCCCCGAAAACGCTCTGC